GTAGAATTGGACGCTAAAAAAAGGCCCTGTGAACGTGATCCTTTACGGCTATTACACGGACGGCAGCAAGAGATCATGTTGTCTAGGCTAACAGGGTCTCCGCCGGACTTAATACTGATTATGTGGTCCACGGTCATATCGTCGCCTGTGTATCCACAATAGGCGCATGTATAGCCATCCCTTGCTAATACACGTAAACGCTGTTGCTTGTACTTATGGCTAACGCGTGGATCCTGTTTACCTCTAACCATTAATAGTGGCCATTGGCTTGATGATAGGCCCACGCCTTACACGGAGTCTGATGCCTATGTTGAATATATTTTAATCCCATATCTATCTGTCTATATGGATCTAATAGCTTCATACGCAGTAGCTGTGGAATCCCAAAGGCTGACGATTTAGGGTTGTCAGCACGTGGATCCCATCTACTCTCACGATTCCATAACAGCTCTACACATCGATATTGTTTAGCATCTATAAGTTTCATATGCGTGTATAGCTTGTAGTTATTGATGTCTTTAGGTGTGTTTACAGCTAAGGCTGGTGTAGTGCCCAATACACACAGCACGGCCAATAGCACCAAACTACGCCTGCGAGCTACCCGCCTCAGCGGCTCGCCAGCGAGTGTGGAGCGTACTCCCACAGTCAAATACAAAGCAATAATGTGGATAACTTGAACGGGTCGCCTGCGTGTCATCCACAGGTTATTCACGGCTGTGGATAACTTATTCATCGGACACGACCTAACCCGGAGCCCTTTAATGCATCCACAGCCTTATCGCCCATGGCGAACATAATGGTCAGATATTGGATCTGTGCAAAGCTATTACCACGTACAAACTTTAGACTTGGCTCCATGCATAACACGCCATCGGCTTGATCCCATGCCTGCTTAAACCAGTTGGCCTTAGACGTTGGCACTAAACAGATCCCATCACCATGAGCTATGAACTTCTCAATCCATGGACGTGGAGCAGAATATGGTGGGTTCATCCATACCGTTCCCTCCCATGGTGCTTTCAGGCCATCATCGAGAATGGTGTAATAGCGTTTAGCCGGGATCCATGGAATACCGCCCGCCGTCGATGCCACATCGAGGTCAAAGGTGATGTCTAACGCCTCGAATATGTGAGCTGGTGTGTAGTAATCGTCTGATGATCCGGTATCGATTAGATCGTGGTCAAAGTCCATATCTAGCTGATCGCTCATTTAATGACCTCGGCTTTGTTTATATCCTCGGTTAGTACGATGCCCATTACCCCACATTTAACGCATTGCATCGTTTTAACGTAGGGCGGCAGGTTGTCGGTTACGACTCGTTCAATATGCTCGGTTATGCGAGCGCATAAACGGCATTTAGTCTTAAACCCCATAGCTGGACCTCTTTAGATATTGGATCTCAAATAGGTTAGATCGTGGTACCCAGTAATTATCCTGATACGGATGCTTATATTTTGGTTGCATTGCCATATGTACCGGCATCCAGCCAAGCAATATGTAAACCGGACTAAATCCGGTTACAAGGATGGCCACGTCATTAGGCCGAGGATTTGGCCGGTTCTGCATGATCAGGTGGCCGTTAGCGTGTTTGGTCCACTTGACCTCTATGTTTTGGCCTACATCGGCTTCATCATGAAAGGTATTTACCTTAGGCACAAAGCCAAAATCGCCAAAGTAATTAGCGACAGCCGTCTCAGCTCCGCAAGCCTCAGCCTTTTGCCATATGAACTCATGGTAATTGGCAAAGCGCTGCCCAAACTGGTTGGCATCGGTTGGATCGGCATTTATGGCAATAGCTCGATCGAGGCCTTTTTGATGTGCAGTTATCTCCTGGCTTCGATCTAGTACGACCTTGGCTACGCGCGACATTGTGCACATAACCACGTTAATACCTCATTGCCAATATCCCGGATAGTCAAGCCGCCAAGTGTTCCAACCCACTCATCGCAGTAGTCGCATTTATCGACCGTCGTCGAGCTAGTGGATCCATCATCGTGGATAGTTGTAGATATGCCATTTTTAATAAAGGTTATTTCGCCCATATGAGTACTCCCATACCAATAAGAGCCGCGACCTCAAAAATAACAAGGATCATAATTAGTCTTTGCTTTGTCATACCTGAGGCTTCCATTTTCCATCTGAGGCCAGTACATACCAGCGAGGGGTACATTGATTAGCTCGTACGCGTTCGGTGCATTTGTAACAGGCCCACGGTTTTCCGGTTGCCTTGGCCGTTCCCTCGGCCCAGACCATATGGCCATGCGAACATTGCGGCGCTTCAGCTACTAATTCACCACCAAGTTGAGTGCCAATTTCCAAAATTGATGAAGCCATAGTGGCCATATCCTCTATCGAGGCCTTTGTGCTCCATGGATCCCCATCGGCCGGCAGGTTCTCTACCTTTTGCATATCTTGAACCGTAGGTCTTGCATGTTCACTTGGTGTCAATAATCCGATTACGCGGCCATAAGCCGAAGTGACAGTATCCTCAATCAGCCATTTTTTCATATTGTTAGTCAGGGTTGCTACATTGCCAAAGGCATAATCCACAGCGCTAGGTACTAAATCCTCAAACTCACGGTATGCCTCAGCTTTAACCAGCACCGTGCCCTTGATAATGTCAATATCCTCGATATAGGCAATTAATCGCCCGGACGGGAATTCAGATCTAAAGCGCTTAATCCTTGCATTTACATCCTCGTAATTATCCAAGAATCCCATCAGATTAGCTCCTGTTCTTTCAGAGCCTTTGCGATAGCGCGCCCGCGTACGTAACCCTCGCCATGTCCCTCACGGTATCCAATAGCGTAACCTGCCACCATAAATAGAAAGCCTAGGCCGCATGCGCCCAAGCCGATTAAGATATCTAAACTGTTCATTTATTAGCCCTTTGTTAAGGCTGATTAAGCTACTAACCGAGTAGCCCTCTCAGCGTTTGTAGTATCAGTATGAGGGCAATTTGTCAGATTTCAAAGCGTATAGCCTTTTGGCGTGTCGCTACTTGGCTAGGCGATCCTCTAGCAGGATCTCGTAAATTCGATCCACACGTTGTTCAATTCTTTCCACGCGCCCGGCGAGGTTGTGGCCGCCGTTGCCATCGGGTTTTAATTCCGCAAGATAGTACTTAACAAGGTGACGGACGAGCCCAGCCCCCAGCCCCAAAATGGTAAAGCTCCCCAAAGCTAGACCGACTGCGAGCTGGGCCCTTTCCATTACTTAGCGTTAATTCCGATAGCACTCTCTGACGGAGTTAAAGCCTTTAGTAAAGGTCCGATTAGCCCGGCGATAAACGCGTTAGCCAATACTTTTGGATCATTAATACCGGATAAGTATAAAGCCCCCACGCAGCTAATAGCCGCCCTGAGATATGACTTACCCGCCTCGATTGCCTGCTTTTTCATTGTGCGCTCCTGTAATGCCCTTTAGTTGATCTGTGTTAATACCGCTACGGTATGGCTACCGCTTGCGGCAATAGCATAAAGAGCCTCGTGGTCCCCCACGAGTACAGTTAGCTTGTCACCGTTATCAAATTTATAGCCATTGGCTGTAGTAACGTTCGAGCCGCCTAAGTAAATTGCCCCGCCGCCTAAATTATGCAAGCAAGCTGTTTGATCAAAACCTGTAGCAGCCACAATTACGACAGCTGTAGTAGTTACGTTTACTTGTGAACTAGTTGGCATTGTCTAATCCTAACTTTGTTATTAATTCTTTGGCTTTAATTGAGGATATTTCAACCTCAAAATGCATCTCATCGGCTCGCGACTTAAAATCACCGCCCCACTTGAGGCCGTATTTTTTAGCGAGCGCACGTATCATAGGCACCTTTTCAGCCGGGAACGTGCCTACCTTGCCGAGAGCGTGTCGCGTTGCATTGAGATCTATGGCCGTCCCGGATGAATGACATGAGAGGCGGTCCGTGCTACCCCTAACCATTCTAAAAGCGTATCCCCAGTCGTCATAGGTACCCTCGTCTATTGGCTCAATTAGCTCGTGAAACTCCGCAGCAAAGGCGGCCAAGAGAGGCCCAACACTCTCGGCGCACCTTAGCTTACGATTCGTACCTCGTACAAGGTAGGACTTTATCTTTATCTCGGCCGGATCTTTTGATGCCGGGTAGCCGTTGTAACTTGTCTCCATTACAAACCAAGCGCCGTCAAATCATCAAGCGTTAAACCAAGCGCCGTAAGTTTTGTTTGAGCTGCTTGCTTAGCCGCTAAATCAGCTTTCTCTTTTTCTTTGCGATCTAGATTAGCCTTAATTACTTTTTGAGCCATTACCTCTTGCTCTTTTTTCTCATCCTCTGTTAAAGCAATAGTGATGATTTCTCCAGTTTCGCAATTAATATTAATGTGTTGCATTTTTAACTCCAACCGTATAGTGAGATTGAGCAGCCTGCTTTGAAATTGTTTGCATCCGGATAAAGTTTAATCGAGGTGATAGCCGCGGTATTATTCCAACCGCCGGTGCCTGCGCAAAATTGAGGAGCATCGGAATAATCTGCGCCAGCAAATTGTAGTGTCTTTGCTAATGTCGTGCCTTTGTAATTTGGAATTGTAATCGTAACAGGGCTTGAATATTTTGCAGCTTGCGCTCCACCTGAGATAATATACTGAGCGTTTATAAAACTCCCACTATTTTCAAAAAGATTTACAGAAGCGGCAGGGCTCGAATAACGATTTGCGCCTACCGTCCAATAATTGCTACCTGTATCACCGTTTAATTGAATTTGTAAATTTGCTTGATTAGCTGCTGAGGTACTACGCAGCTGACAAATCATTGTCAAATTTTGATACGAGCCGCTAATACTACTAAAAGTAATATCTGCCGCAGCTGAGCCGAGTGTCGTCGTAGCGATAAGCGTAACCGCGCTAGCACCTCCGGCCGCGACCCATTTTAATCCTGTTGCCTCGGCCGAGTCTGCCGTTAAAACTGTGCCATTAGCTCCGACCGCTAGACGTGCAAAAGTGTCCGCACCTGTCCCGGGTACTAGATCACCTTTAGCATCGATAGCCGTAGCCATTGAGTTAGTAACGGTTACGGTACCCGAGGTACCTCCGCCGCTAATACCTACACCGGCGGTAACTCCCTCAATATCACCCGTAGCACCCGAGGCTACCCACGCTGCACCGTCGTAATACCAAAGGCCGTTAGTATCTTTAGTAAAAGCAAACTGGCCCTCGGCGGGTGCGGTAATAGCTGCATCTCTAGCCGCGGTAGTTGCAAATACGTTAATCCCCTGCATGAGGTAGCCGTTTACATCACCGGCCGTTAATACCTCACCGGTTGTAAAGGTCTTAAACCCTAGACCAGCTGCCATCTTATGCTCCTTAGTACGCTAACACGGAGGTATCGAGCACTCCGTATAGTGATGAGTTTAGTATAAAGCCGTCGATAATCGGCTCTAGTGTTGTAAATGTCGTTTTCCATGAGTTAGGCGTTACACGGTGCTGAACACCAAACACTTGCAGGGTTTGCTCAAGGGTTGAGTTACCCGGTTGATTAGTTGTAATCTCTACCGGATCAAAAAAATCTAAATCAAGGGCTGCAATGATTCCGGCGTTATAGTCCGGAGTGTACAAATCTAGCTCGATGGCATCGCATCTGGTCTGTGTGTCTTTACGGCTGGCCACGTAGGCTCGGGCATAATCTAAGGCGGCCTGATTTGTATCCATTACCAGATTTGTCTGGTTATATGAATGGACAAAGTACTGATCGATAGAGGTCTGGTCGTCAGCTAGTTGAGCCGTACCGCCTATCTTGGTGATTGAGGCTGAGTTGTAAACCTGCGTATCGTCCAAACGCCAGACGGCGTTGTAATAGGTAATTTCGGTCCCATTGTCATTAAACACAACCGGCGGCAAGGCTTGGGATTCTATGCAAAAGGCGCGATCGTGTAGCTCTACTGACCCTCTGGCATTGATATACAAAGCCCCATATTCGGATATGGTCGCCGTCTGTAATGCCTGTAATGCCGTACGAGCGGTCCCGGGATCTGCCTGAAATATTGTGTCGCCGTATTGAATCTCGCGCATCGATGGCGGCCACGCGATCTCGTCAAGAATGGCGTTTACGCGCTCGCCCGGCAAGTCACCGGCAGCAGCTAAGGTAACGGTTGAGATCTGGCTATTCTGGAAAAGTCTAAAGGCATCGACTGCGGTGATGGTTGTATATACGACATCGGTAGCCATCTTTGGCGTGGTCGTTGTGTAGCTCGTAATAAACCCGCTAAACATCGGATACTCGATACCGGCGTACGTACCAGTAATTTGTACCTTACGTAATGGCGTGAGTAATCCATAATACGGCCCGGCAGGATTTTGAGGGTTAAAGTCACCATTCTGATCCACAATGCGCAGAGTTAATGTGCCAGTTTGGAATACATCGGCTTGAGCATTACGGCCTCTGGTAGTTGTAACACCATCGACTTGGTTAGATACATCCACAATAAGAGCTTGAGAATCGGCAAGGATATTTGTACCAAGGATTCCAGTATCTAAGATCATGGCCTGAGCAAAAGATGGCCCCGTAGAAAAGTTAATAATTGCGTTAATTGTAGGGACGGTCATAGTACGCCCGCCGTTGTAAGGGGATCTCCACCACGGTTAAGACGTTGGATCGTATCTTGTACCAAGGTAGCAAACTCATCTGGCTGGGCTATAACGCCGCTACTAATATTAATATTGTAAGTCTGCGGATAACCTGAGCCATAATTCATCGTAGGACTATACCCGCCTAGGTCCTCTTTCTGGCTAGAGGTTAGGCTATTGTAAAACTCTGTAGTGCTAATATCGCCGGCTAAGACGGACGTAGCCGCAGCCGTAGCTGCAACGGTATCTAAAATAGCCTTGGTTGAAATTACGGGACCTGTAACAAAATTGGTCCCACCGATGTTAGTTAGACCGCTGCTGCCAGCGCCTCCCACCTTGCTTAATAAATTAAGATAATCCTGCAACGCCTTTAATCGTGCCTCATCGGCTTTTCTCTGTGCATCTGCAATGCGTTGGATCATAGATAACTCTGCGGATTCGCGTAGTTTGCCCAAAGTCAAAGCAGCATTAGTTGTATTACTGAGAGAGGCAAGTCTAGCGATTTCGGTTAATTGGATCTGTACACGTTCGCTGTATTGCTCTTTGGCAGCTAGTTCGCCAGCCTTGGTCAGGGCCTCGTTGTATTTACCAAAGGCGATCTGTCGGGCTTCCTCTTTCTTGCCCTCGGCCATTTCGCTATCGTTGATAACTTTTAACTCAGCCAGGAGTTGAGTATTCAGGGCCGCTAACGTGGCATCACTGATTTCTGTAATTCCCTTGAGTTTGTCCATATTGGCATTTTTCTGAAAGGCTGCAAGTTCGCTGATTTTTTGTAGAGCTAAAGTTCCATTTTCATCCTCGATAGCCATAAGCGCCTCGAGGCGTAAACGTGTCTCTTTGTCATACGTAGCCTGTAATGCGGCAGCGATGGATATGCGGTTAGTATCAAATACGGCCGCAGCCTTTGATAACGAGAGTCTATTCTTTTCGGCTATTTGTCCCTTTTTGATTAGGGCTAATCTTTCCTTTTCCCGACGAGCCGCATCAGCCTCAGCCTTAGCTCTAGCTTTAGCAGCGGCAGCAGTACCGGCAGGGCTTGCAGATCTGTTGCCTTGTCCAAACTTTTTACCCGATGACTTGGTTAGGAATCCTGACGGATCTCCCTCAACGATTAAATCTACAAACGGCTGAGTCTTTTCAATAAAAGCAGCAAGCGTATTTGATATTACATCGAGCGGAGTATTCAGGGTTTTAATTATCTTTGCCAGATTGGTTGCAAGTGTGGCCGTATTTTCCGCAGCCTCTTTCATTGTGTCTGCAAACTCCTCGGCTGTAGTATCGCCGGCTAAAATCATTAATGCATCTACTAAACCTTTACCAATAATCTCTTTTGCTTGATTGGCTTGTTCAGTTAGGATTGCCATCTGCCCTGTATAGGTACCGGCCGCCTGTGTTGCAGCGCCCGCAAAGTTTTTATTTAGTATCTTTTGTATATCGTTAAAATCAGCCGCTGCTAATTCTGCCGCACTAAGGCCGGTGTTATATTTCTTTAAAGATTTAGTGTTGCCGAGATATGCCTGAGATAAACTTTGCGCGACATCGGTAACATCGTAACCTGTGCTGGCGGCTACATCTAAAGCCGTATTAAAGATGCTAATAGACTTAGATACTGATCCAGTAGCTGTTAAGAGGGCCTGCATGGCCGGGACAGCCTGACCGCCTGTAACACCGTAGAGCTTGCCTATTTTCTCAATGTAGGCATCGACGGCTGGCTGGTCAAAGGCAAGGCCAAGGTTCCTAACCGAGTTAGCCAGCACGGTCGCCTCACGTTCAGCTTCGGCAAAGGCTGTAATCGATGCCTTACCAAACTGCACAACGGCGGCAGCGCTAAAGGCCACGCCAAAGGTTTTAGCAAAACTCTTTACGCCTTTTTCAAAGCCGCTAATTTGTTTTTGACCCTTGGCAAGAGCTCTGCCATCAAAGGTTGCTATCGCGTTTACAAATAAATCAGGCAGTTTCATTATGCAGCCTTATCGTAACGGCCCTGATTAAAGGCGGCGATGGTGTTCTCAAGAGCTCGTATAACGGCAGCCGTAGCTTTGCCCTGATCCTCGTGCCATGCTCTAAAGATCATGCGGCCGCGACTATCGCCCTGTCCGTACAAAGGTCCCATGCGGCTAATAAAATTAGCACCAGCGCCCGGGTTATTAGATTTACTCTTTGGATCTCCTCCAGGATTTTTACGGCCAGCGGTCTCATAGATCGATCCACTAGCTGAGGAGTTGGCAATGATGTACTGCGAGCTCCATCCTTTTCTATTGCGCTTACTTGGAGAGGCTGTGTAGTAAACGCCCTTACTTGCTACAACCGGATCATAAAGTGGAAATAGACGTAAACGGCCCTCGGTGTTAAGAGTTCTAAAGGCAGAGTTACGAGCTGTAATCTTTTTGCCTTTGGTGCCCTCGTTCCAGTTATACAGGTTGCCCGGAACAGGAGACGGCGCGTAAGCCCTAGCCTTATCTCGGATAGGAATCATCACGCCTTTAATCTCTTTATTCATCTCTTTTAATAGCTCGGGATCAAACTTACGCAAAGCGCTGAGAGTCTCTTTAACGCCGTCTATTTTTACGGTCATGATTCTTAGCCTCCTCAGCTTGT